TAGGGGTACCAAAATCTCTACAGGTTAGCCTATAGGGGAACGACGCGGGGGTATCACGCACAAAAATGGGATTTCAAACAGGGTATATCAAACGATTTCAAAGGAAATCAAAGAAATCAAACGGAAAGCAGGTGAGGGACATGGCCAAAGACGGTACGCGAAGAGGCGGTGCCAGAGCTGGTGCGGGCAGAAAGCCCAAAGCACTGACAGACAAAATCAATGAGGGCATCAGTGCCACAATCATTGAACTGCCGGAGACTCCAACAATGGAAGGTGTCGATGTGCCTCCGGTAAAAGATTATCTGAAAACAAAACAGAAAAGTGGAAAAGACCTGTGTGCAGCAGAAGTGTTTGAAGAAACATGGAAATGGCTGAAAGCAAGGGGATGTGACAGACTGGTCAGCACGCAGTTAGTGGAACAGTATGCCATGTCGGTATCCCGTTGGATTCAGTGTGAGGAATGTATTTCGGAATATGGATTTCTTGCAAAGCATCCGACAACCGGAAATGCCATTGCATCTCCGTATGTTGCCATGTCACAGCAGTACATGAAACAGGTCAATCAGGTCTGGTATCAGATTTACCAGATTGTAAAAGAAAACTGTTCCGTGGAATGGCAAGGGGCAACACCACAGGATGATGTGATGGAAAGATTGCTCAGGACACGGAACGGATCATAGGAGGAGGGAAAAAATGGAAGGAACAAAATATTTTCTGATGGAAGTCGATAAGCTGATTCCTTATGCAAGAAATGCCAGAACGCATTCCGAAGTACAGATTGCCCAGATTGCGGCAAGCATTAAGGAGTTCGGTTTTTTATCGCCGGTCATCATTTCAAAGGATAACACCATCCTGTGTGGACATGGAAGATATTATGCTGCTCAGAAACTGGGGCTTGAAAAGATTCCATGCATTCAGGAAGAATATCTGACTGAAGCACAGAAGCGTGCGTATATCCTGGCAGATAACAAAATCAGCCAGAATGCCGGATGGGATGAAGACCTGTTAAAGATTGAGATTGCAGATTTACAGGGAGAGGATTTTGATGTATCCCTGACCGGTTTTGAGGATTATGAAATCACGGATTTATTTGCAGTCCATGAGGAACATCCACAGGTCGAGAAACAGGTGGAAAATAAAGAATACGATGAAGAGGAGTTTGGGGATGAAGAATTTGAACACGAATGTCCGAGATGCGGATTCAAATACAACTAAACACCGCTTTCCGTGGAAATGGAGACTGTCTGACCTAAAAGATGTGGAGAAGAATGGCAAAAAGGTATTTAGCTGCTTCTCCTGTGGCGGTGGTTCCACGATGGGATATAAACTTGCCGGTTACACGGTGGTTGGAAACTGTGAGATTGATGAGGATATGGAAGCAATTTATAAGCAGAACCATCATCCGAAGCACACTTATCTCATGGATATCCGTGATTTCAACCGTTTGGGAACTTATCCGGATGAATTAAAGAATCTGGATATTCTGGATGGTTCGCCTCCATGCAGTGTGTTCTCTGATGCGGGAGCAAGGGAGAAAGGCTGGGGTACGGAAAAGACATTCCGTGAAGGTCAGAAGAAACAGCGACTGGATGATCTGTTTTTGCATTTCATCCGTACAGCAGAAATATTGAAACCGAAGATTATCATTGCAGAGAATGTAAAAGGTCTGGTGGCCGGTAACGCAAAAGGATATGTCAATGAAATCATCAAAGCATTTAAGTCTGCCGGATATTCCGTGCAGATTTTTCTTTTGGATGCCCAGACAATGGGCGTGCCACAGAGAAGAAAAAGGGTGTTCTTCATTGCGAAGAGAAATGACCTGAATCTTCCAAAGCTGGTACTGGATTTCAGGGAGGAGCCAATTCATTTCGGAGAGGTCAGAAGTGCTCATGGGATTCCGCTGAAGGAGTGCATGATGGCGAGCCTGATTAAGAAGAGAAAGCCGGGAGATAAATGCTTTTCCGATATTTCCGAACGTGTACGTGGAAAAAGGTCTATGTTCAATGACAGGATTGTGGAAGACCACGTGATTGCACCGACCAATACATCCGGTGGGATGAGTGTGAGATTCGTGGATGGGGAGAAATATTCCGATGCAGATTACATTGCGACACAGACATTCCCACAGGATTATGATTTCGGAAAAGAATCTGTCCAGTATGTGTGCGGGATGAGTGTTCCGCCGGTTATGATGGCACAGATTGCATCCGCTGTGTATGAGCAGTGGTTAAGGGACTAAGGGGTGGTGTAGATGTCATGGAATATTGATGAGAATTACAAAATCGAAATGACCAAAGGCGATACACCAACTTTTGCATTCGAGATTTTTCTGCCGGACGGTTCTGTTTATGAAATAGAAAAAGGCGACAGGGTTGTATTTGCAGCAAAAGCAAACAAGTATGATTCTGAGCCGGCATTTACCATAGAGGCAGACATGGAATCACAGACCATTGCTTTTAAGGAAGAGCATACAAAGGCACTGGAGATTGGAAAATACATTTGGGAATTATCCCTGAATAAAGAAAATGGATATCGCTGTACCTTTATTGCAAACAAGAAATTGAATCTGACAGTGGAGGTGGCGTAGAGATGGAAAAAGTGAGTGGAACATTAAGCAACGTTCCGGGAATTGCAAATTATGAGAGCTTGAATGACAAGCCACAGATAAATGGTATGGTACTATCAGGGAATAAAACAGCAAAGGAACTGGGCCTTGCACCAGCAAGTCAGGTGGAGCAGTTGCAAAAGACGATAGATGGTCTTGTGGATGGAAATGAGGTGGCATACTGATGGGAAATGTATTAGTGAAAGAAGAAACTCTGACACTGATTGCAGATGCCATTCGTGAGAAAAGTGGTAGTAGTGATTCTTACAGACCAGGGGAAATGCCGGAGGCTATTCTGGACATTTCCACATACAGTGGGGAGGGTGCAGATCCGAATAAGCCGATTCGATTTTATGGACCATATGGAGATTTGATATACAGTTATACTTTTGCTGAGATTTCAGAATTGACAGAGTTGCCGCCATTACCGGAGTATAAAGGTCTGGTAGGACAAGAGTGGAACTGGTCATTGGAGAATATCCTTGCAGAAGGAAGTGAATTAGAAATTGCTTCTATGTACATCACAGATGATGGAGCCACAAGAATATATGTTACTTTGGACGAGGAAACCGTATCTCCTAAAATCGGTTTTATACAAGAAAATGCAAATTCAGTAAGGATTGATTGGGGAGATGGTAGTCCTATGGAGTCTTCGGATGTCTATGGCACTTCAAATTTGGTTAGTGTCGAACATAGTTATGAGAAACCAGGGAATTATGTGATTCGCCTTGTCCCTGATGAGGGAGCAAAGTTTTGGCTTGAAGGAAGTACAAACGGAACCTGTATACTTCATAAGATTGCCAGAGGATCACTGGAAAATATGATTTTTTCAAATTGCATCTACAAAGTGGAGCTTGGGAGAGGCATAACTTCGTTAAGGGAAGGTACCTTTTGTAGTTACACTATAAAAACAGTGACGATACCGAAAGAAATATCTGATTTTGGGAGAGGATTTCAAAAATGTTATGCTTTAGAATACTTGCCGTTTCCGAAAGGTGTGGATGATTTAACAAGTTCTGCTTTTGAAGGAAGTTGTTCATTGAAAAGGGTTATCTTTTCCGACACACACCTTTTCATGGAACAATATGCGTTTCATAATTGTACACAGTTAGAACACGTTGTTTTATCTTCAAAAGTAAAAGTGCATGGGTCATATGTCTTGGCCGGAAATAAGAAAATTGAAAAATTAGATTTATCAAAACAGAGTACAGAAATAAGTGAAAGTTCATTTTACGATTGCTCTAACTTAAAAGAAGTGATAATGCAAAAAACATTATGGAAAATTGGACAGAGTGCTTTCCGTTCATGTGATATGTTACAGGAAATAGAAGTGCCAGACACAGTGAATCAAATAGGTTCATACGCATTTGGTGATTGTCCTTCGCTTAGAAAAATAAATATACCTGAAGGGATAACGACACTTCCGAGTAGCCTATTTTATGGATGCTATTCATTACAGGAAATCATAATACCTTCTACGGTTACTGAGATAGGGGCATATGCATTTAATAAATGCTATGGACTTCAAAGATATTATTTGTATCCAACAATTCCACCAACGCTTAGCAGAAGTTTGGACCTTGCGGCAACGGAAGGGATTGTGATTTATGTTCCGAAAGGATGTCTGGAAGCATATCAAACGGCGGAGTATTGGAAAACTTATGCAGATTGCATGGTAGAAATGGAGGAATAACGTGAGGAAACTGAAAAAATATAAGCCAACAAAGTTCATGGCTGAGGATTCTGTGTACAGTCAGGAACTGGCGGATTATGCAGTTTCCTTTATTGAATGCCTGTGTCATACGAAAGGGACATGGGCGGGAAAGCCCTTTGAACTGATTGACTGGCAGGAACAGATTATTAGGGATGTGTTTGGAACTATCAAACCAAATGGTTATAGGCAATTCAACACAGCTTATATTGAGATTCCTAAGAAAATGGGTAAATCAGAGTTGGCAGCAGCAGTCGCACTTTTGCTTACCTGTGGAGATGGAGAAGAGAGAGCAGAGGTTTATGGATGTGCCGCTGACAGGCAGCAGGCATCCATTGTATTTGAAGTTGCAGCGGATATGGTTAGGATGTGTCCGGCACTGAATAAGAGAGTAAAGATACTGGCATCTCAGAAGAGGATTATTTATCAGCCGACAAACAGCTTTTATCAGGTGTTGTCGGCTGAAGCCTATTCTAAGCATGGTTTTAATATCCATGGGGTTGTGTTTGATGAGCTTCATACACAGCCGAACAGAAAACTGTTTGATGTTATGACCAAAGGTTCTGGAGATGCCAGAACACAGCCATTGTATTTTTTGATCACAACAGCGGGTACAGATACAAACAGTATCTGCTATGAAACACACCAGAAAGCAAAGGATATTATTGAGGGGCGAAAGATAGACCCGACATTTTATCCTGTTATTTATGGTGCAGATGAGAATGATGACTGGACAGACCCGGAAGTGTGGAAGAAAGCAAATCCCTCACTGGGAATTACGGTTAGTATGGATAAGGTTCAGGCTGCTTGTGATTCTGCAAAACAGAATCCGGGAGAGGAAAATGCTTTCAGGCAGTTACGATTGAACCAATGGGTAAAACAGGCAGTCCGATGGATGCCAATGGAAAAATGGGATGCTTGTGCGTTCCGTGTAAATGAAGACGATTTAGAAGGCCGTGTATGTTACGGTGGTCTGGACTTATCCTCCACCACTGACATCACGGCTTTTGTATTGGTGTTTCCACCGAGGGATGAGGATGATAAGTTTGCTATCTTGCCTTATTTCTGGATTCCGGAAGATACGTTGGAATTGCGAGTCAGACGCGACCATGTTCCATATGATGTCTGGGAGAAACAAGGATACCTAATGACCACAGAGGGAAATGTTGTTCATTATGGATTTATTGAAAAATTCATAGAGAGACTGGGAGAGCGTTTCAATATCCGTGAAATTGCCTTTGACCGTTGGGGTGCTGTACAGATGGTGCAAAACCTTGAAGGGATGGGATTTACAGTTGTTCCATTTGGTCAGGGATTCAAAGACATGAGTCCTCCGACCAAAGAACTTATGAAGTTGACATTGGAACAGAAACTTGCCCACGGCGGGCATCCGGTTCTTCGGTGGATGATGGACAACATTTATATCCGTAATGATCCGGCGGGAAACATCAAAGCAGACAAAGAGAAATCCACGGAGAAGATTGACGGTGCCATTGCGACCATTATGGGGTTGGACAGGGCAATCCGTTGTGGAAATGATGTCACAGCATCAGTTTATGATGAGCGTGGCATTTTATTTATCTGATTGCAGCTGTACTTGACGATGCGTGGTCAAACATAATCATTGACTGTGTATTGTATGCAGCTTTCGGCAATTTTTCACTGCTAAATACATCCACGTATTTATGTGATATACTGATCTCATCTTAAAAACGGAGGTCAGTTATGGAACAAAAATTTTATGATTATTTAGTAAGTCGAGGATTTAAGGAATACGCACCGTGCGGAAGAAAAAGTACAGTTTACAGCTATTGTAATCGTATTAACCTTGTATGCGACTTGGAGAAAATGACATGGGAAGAACTGGGAAATAACATTTTGCAGATTATTCCTAAATATGATGAGGGTGGAATACATGAAGATATTGGAAAGAAATCAAACAGAACATGTATAAATGCCCTGAAAGCATATGCAGATTTTGTGGGAAAGTAGTATAGAGAGCATCTATCAGAAAAATGGTAGGTGCTTTTTTCATGCAGTTTTTTAGAAGGAGAGTGAGGAACATGGGAATTTTATCAGGAATTTTTAAGTCAAGAGATAAGCCACAGAATGCAACATCCGGTAGTGCATACCGATTCTTTATCGGTGGTAGTTCCAGTGGGAAGAATGTCAATGAGCGTTCTGCCATGCAGATGACAGCGGTGTATTCCTGTGTGCGTATTTTATCAGAGGCGGTGGCAAGTCTTCCGCTTCATGTTTACAAATACAACGGAGATGGTGGAAAGGAGAAAGCGGTAAAACATCCGCTTTATTTTTTGCTCCATGATGAACCGAATCCGGAAATGACTTCCTTTGTATTCAGGGAGACATTGATGACGCATTTGCTCCTCTGGGGCAATGCATACGCCCAGATAATCCGCAATGGCAAGGGAGAAATCATTGCATTGTATCCGTTGATGCCGAACCGAATGACGGTGGACAGGGATGATAAGGGACAGCTTTATTATCAGTACAACACCAGTAAGGATGATGCACCGACCATGAAGGGGAGCATGGTCAATCTGAAACCTTCGGATGTGCTTCACATTCCCGGTCTTGGATTTGACGGATTGGTTGGATATTCTCCGATTGCAATGGCAAAGAATGCGATTGGTATGGCGATTGCCTGTGAAGAGTATGGTGCAAAGTTCTTTGCAAATGGTGCCACACCGGGCGGTATTCTGGAGCATCCGGGAACCGTAAAGGACCCACAAAGGGTAAGGGAGAGTTGGACATCTGCCTTTGGTGGAAGTTCCAATGCCAATAAGGTTGCAGTTCTGGAAGAGGGAATGAAGTACACACCGATTTCTATTTCACCGGAACAGGCACAGTTTTTAGAAACAAGAAAATTTCAGATAAATGAAATAGCTCGTATTTTCCGAGTTCCACCACACATGGTTGGGGATTTGGAGAAGTCGAGCTTTTCTAATATAGAGCAACAGTCTTTGGAGTTCGTGAAGTACACCTTAGACCCTTGGGTGGCTAGGTGGGAACAGGCCATTGTCCGTTCTTTATTTTCTGCGGATGAAAAAACACAATACTTTGTCAAGTTCAATGTGGATGGGTTGCTCCGTGGCGATTATCAGAGCCGTATGAATGGTTATGCCATTGGCAGACAGAACGGTTGGATGAGTGCCAATGATATCAGGGAACTTGAAAATCTTGACCGTATTCCGGAAGAGGAAGGTGGCAATCTGTACCTTATCAACGGGAATATGACCAAATTAAAAGACGCAGGGATATTTGCGGGAAAGGAGAACGAACCGAATGAAGAAGTTTTGGAAGTGGAAGAACCAAAAGGTTCTGAATCAGGAGACACAGATGGAAACGGTGGAGAGAACACTGTTCCTAAACGGCACCATCGCAGAGGATAGCTGGTTTGATGATGACGTCACACCGCAAATGTTCAAGGAAGAATTGATGGACGGAAATGGAAACATTACGGTCTGGATCAATTCGCCCGGTGGAGATTGCGTGGCGGCTGCCCAGATTTACAACATGCTCCGTGAGTATGATGGCAGGGTCACAGTCAAGATTGACGGGATTGCAGCGTCAGCAGCTTCGGTCATTGCCATGGCCGGTGATACGGTGCTGATGTCTCCGGTATCCATGATGATGATTCACAATCCGATGACCATTGCTTTTGGCGATTCCGGCGAGATGCAGAGAGCCATTGACATGCTGAAAAGCGTAAAGGATTCCATCATCAATGCTTATGAGTTGAAAACCGGAATGTCCAGAACAAAACTGGCACATCTCATGGATGCAGAAACATGGATGGATGCGAATAAGGCGATTGAGCTTGGATTTGCAGATGAAGTCATCCAGAGAAATGGTGCTGTGGATGAGATGGAAGTTCCACAGGTATCCATGCTGTATTCAAAAACAGCGGTGGTCAATTCCTTAATGGATAAGATTGCTGAAAAATGTCGAATCCAGCAGAAAAAAGAAACTGAAAACAGTAACAAAGTCAAAGCCGATTCGCTGATGAGTCGGCTTAATTTAATGAAAAATTGGAGGTAATCTACTATGACTATTTTAGAACTGAGAGAAAAGAGAAACAAAGCGTGGGAAGCTGCTAAGGCTTTCGTGGAAACAAAACGTGATAAGGATGGTCTGTTATCCGCTGAGGATGCAGCGACTTATGCAGAGATGGAACAGAAGGTGCAGAATTATTCTGCTGAGATTGCACGTATGGAAGAGATGGAGGCTATGGAAGCAGAGCTTAACAAGCCTGTGAATACTCCGATTACAGGTAAGCCTATGAATGGTGCGGTTGGTCAGGAGAAAAAGACTGGTCGTGCTTCCAACGAATATAAGGAAGCAATGCTCCATGCAATCCGTAACAATTTCCGTAATATCAGAAACGTGCTTTCTGAGGGTATTGATACCGACGGTGGTTATCTCGTACCGGAAGAGTACGATTCCAGATTGATCGAAGGTCTGGAAGAGGAAAATATCTTCCGTAGACTTGGTACAACCATTACAACCAGTGGAGAACGCAAGATTAACATTGCGGGTTCTAAACCGGCTGCGGCATGGATTGACGAAGGGGAGGCATTAACCTTTGGTGATGCGAAGTTCGACCAGATCAATCTCGATGCCCATAAACTCCATGTAGCTGTAAAGGTTACAGAAGAGTTGCTTTATGACAATGCATTTGGCTTAGAGAATTACTTAATCCGTCAGTTCTCCAGAGCATTGGCAAATGCAGAAGAGGATGCATTCCTCAATGGAGATGGCACCGGCAAGCCTCTTGGTATTTTTGCAGAAGAAGGTGGCGGAGAGATTGGTGTGACTGCTGCAAGTGCAACAGAGATTACAGCAGATGAAATCATCAATCTTGTGTACGCATTAAAGCGCCCTTACCGTAAGAAAGCGAAGTTCATTATGAACGATGCGACGATTGCGGCACTTCGTAAGCTAAAAGATGAAAACGGTCAGTATTTATGGCAGCCTTCTTTACAGGCTGGAGAACCGGACAGACTCTTTGGCTATGAAGTGATGACTTCTGCATATGTTCCTACCATTGCTGCAGGTAAGCCGGTTATCGCCTTTGGTGATTTCAGCTACTACAACATTGGAGACCGTGGAGTTCGTTCTTTCGCAGAGCTTAAGGAACTCTTTGCCGGAAATGGTATGGTCGGCTTTGTTGCAAAGGAACGTGTGGATGGTAAGTTAGTGCTTGCCGAAGCAGTTCAGGTGCTTAAGATGGGTGCCTAATCCTGATGACAGGGTGGTGTCGGCTTAGTCCGGCACCATCTTAATATGTTCTAAAACGGAACATAAAAGTCGAAATGTGTCGAAAAGTGACACAAGATGCGGAGGTGGAAACGTGGTAGTTACGTTGGATGAAATGAAAAAATATCTTCGTGTGGACTTTGAGGATGATGATGTTCTGCTCCGTAATATCATGGAATCCGCCCAGACGTTATGCATGGATGTGGCCAGAATAACGGATGAGGATGCTTTTGAGGAAGAGCCTTGTGCCAGAATTGCAGTCATGTATGCGGTTGCGTACCTGTATGAACACAGGGAAGAAGCAGACCATCATGCATTAACATTATCACTCCGTTCTTTACTTTTTGGGTGCAGACAGGAGGAATTCTGATGAAGGTATCTTTGTTGAATGAGAAAATCCTGTTCCAGAAGAGCGCTGTGATGTCGGATGCCATTGGCAACCGTAAAAATGCCTGGGAAGATTATTATTCCTGTTTTGCCACCATTGGTGGGGAAGGGGGGAATGAGAAATCAGAAGCCGGTCAGACAGTGGATGGTGCAAGTATTACATTTACAGTCAGGTATTGCAATCAACTTGTGGACATCGTGTCCACAGGTTTCCGTATCCTGTTTCGCGGGGAGATTTACAACATTCTTTCCGTAGACCACATGAATTATAAAAAGAAATCTTTGAAATTCCGATGTGAGAAAGCGAGGCGGTAAAAGTGGCGTCCACAGTAAATATCAATGACATGGCAGATGTGATCATGCAAGGGCTGACAGAATTTGCAGAACTTGCCACGGATGACATGAAAGAAGCTGTGAAACATGCAAGTACCACAGTCCGTAAGGAGATAAAGGCAAATGCTCCGGAGGATACCGGAAAGTATGCAAAGAGCTGGACAGCAAAGAAGGTCAGGGAAACATCCCAGACTCTGACAATGGTGGTTCATTCTAAGAACCGGTATCAGCTTGCACATCTTCTGGAATATGGTCATGCCAAAAGAAATGGCGGCAGGGTGGAAGGGAAAGCCCACATCGCACCGGCGGAACAGCATGGAATCAGACAGTTACAGGAAGAGATAGAAAGAGCACTGAGAGGTTAGAAGATGGAAGAATTATTGCAGATTTTAAGTGAAACTCAGATTCCCTTTGCATACCATCACTTTGCAGAGGGGGAATCACCAGAGCCGCCATTTATCTGCTATCTGCTTCCGGGAAGCAATAACTTCTCAGCGGATGGCAAGGTCTATTACAAGATAAATGAGGTTCATATAGAACTGTACACCGATTTGAAAGATTTGGCGGTGGAACAGCAGTTAGAGGATGTGTTGGATGAACACGGAATCTTTTACAACAAATCTGAAACTTGGATAGAGAGCGAAAAGCTCTATGAAGTCCTTTACACATTTGAGATGGAGGTATAGAGATGTCAGAGAAAAATAACAAAGTAAAATATAATCTGAAAAATGCACATTACGCATTACTCACCATTGCAGAAGATGGCACGTTTTCCTATGGAGATCCGAAATCTATTCCGGGTTCGGTGTCTATTTCACTGGATGCGAACGGAGAACCGGAAAACTTCTATGCAGATGGTATCGCCTACTATGTTATTAACAATAACATGGGCTATGAGGGAGATTTGGAACTTGCACTTATTCCGGAAGATTTCCGTACAGAAATCCTGAAGGAAGAGTTAGATGATAACGGTGTTCTGATTGAGAATGCACAGGTGGAATTGGAGTCCTTTGCACTCTTGTTTGAATTTGATGGCGACCAAAGACATATTCGCCATGTGCTTTATAATTGTGCCGCATCCAGACCGGGTATCGAGGGCAAGACTAATGAGGATACCAGAGAGGTACAGACAGAAACATTGACCATTAAAGCAACACCGCTTTCCAGTGGTCTTGTGAAGGCGAAAACAGGAAATACCACAGACACAACCGTTTACAATGACTGGTACAAATCTGTGTATATGCCTGTTACGACAGAAGAGGATGACGGAGGTGTGGCATAATGAGCATGATTAAGCAGATTGAGATTGACGGTAAGCAGGTGTCCTTTAAGGCATCTGCTGCCATTCCGAGAATTTACCGCATGAAGTTCCAGAGGGATATTTATAAGGACCTGAAAGCATTGGAAAAATCCATTGGTGACAACAGTGAGGAAAGCTCCAATCTGGACATGTTTTCTTTGGAGATGTTTGAGAATATCGCATTTGTCATGGCAAAACATGCAGATGCAAGCATTCCGAACACACCGGAAGAGTGGTTGGATGGATTCAACACCTTTTCCATTTATCAGGTGCTTCCACAGCTCATTGAACTCTGGGGATTGAATGTGCAGACCGATGTGGAAGCTAAAAAAAACTTCGTCCGACAGACCGTGAAATGACAACACCATTGTTCCTTCTCCGATGCGTACAATTAGGCTTGTCGATGGCAGATTTGGAGCTACTGTCGATAGGCCTTATCAATGATATGTATGCGGAAAGCAGAAATGATGATTGCAAATACGCACAGCTTGCAACACAGGAAGATTTCGATAGATTTTGATAAATTTGCCCATAAGTATAGTTTCTGTTATACTGATATGGGGTCTTATGTAAGTGGGAGAGGAGAAGATTATGGAAATGTATGAGAATGAGGAAGGGAAAAGGTATTACAAAATACCAAAGAATGGATTTTGGATAGGACTATGCATGATGCTGGCTGTTATAGCCGGATTAGGCACATTGCTTATCCTAAAAGCCGAAATAAAAGCTAAAACTTACAGAACAGAGCATGAAACGCTTGTTTCAACATTAGAGAATGTTGATGCGTGTTATCTTTGTGGATTGAATGAAAGAAGTTTAATGGGCTATTATCGAAAATTTGATACTCTGGGTGTCATTGGATTGAATGAGTGGTATGTTATTGACCTTCGATTAAAAGAATATGATTCCAAAGGGAATGAAATAACGGAGGGCTTATCATATAACAGTAGCACATTTGGTAATTCACAAGGTGTGACATATCATGTAGACGGGAATCCAGCAAGAGGAATGAGCAGAGCGTCATTTTCTTCTGATACAGGTTTTGATTCCACGATTATTAAGGAACATCTGTGTCAGACATGCTTGGATAAAGTGACAGAGACTTTGGTAACGTATCAGAGAAAAGGAAAAAATGATTATGTTCCATTTGTAGTGGTGGATTTTGAAACGCTCGAATTATATGCAATGCAGAAGGAAAATATAGGTTTTATGGTCAGGGATTATTGGGTCTCACTTGATCATGATGATGAAGAAATAAAAGTGGAGGCATATTATTTGCCGGAAAGATAAATACAATGTGGCATCTGTCAGAAATGATGGGTGCCTTTTTTGTGCTCAAAAATAGGAAGGGATGAGATGTTTAAGTTTAATATTAGGAAGATTTCAAAAGAAGATGCCCTGAAGATGATTCAGAAATATCATTATTCCAATACTCTTCCGAAGATAAATAAATATTTTCTGGGATTCTTTCTGGATAAGGAGTTGGTCGGTGTGGTTACACTTGGATGGGGCACAAGACCACGACACACCATACAGAGAATTTTTCCGAGTCTGGATACAAAAGATTATCTGGAGATTGGACGAATGTGTATGACGGAAGAGATGCCACGAAACAGTGAATCACAGATGTTATCACAACTTGTGAAATGGATTCACAGGAATCTTCCAGAATTGAAGATATTATTTACCTGGGCAGATGGAATGGTTGGCAAGGTTGGATATGTGTATCAGGCATCTAATTTTATTTATGCCGGATATTCTGATGGGGAAATGTACATGAAAGACGGTGTGAAGATACATGTCCGTCAGATGAAATCTATTCTGGTGCCGAGTGGACAGAAGGATAGCCGGATTACGGTAAGACCGACAACGGAACAGATGAAGAAATATGGCATTCTTCATTTTAAAGGGAAACAGTATAGATACCTGTTGTTTCTGTGCGACAGGAAAGAAAAACAGAAATTGATGGATGAATGTCTGATTGATTTAGAACTTCCCAGACCAAAGGATAATGATTTGTCTTGGAGGATTAAAGATGCGGAAACAGGGAAGTGGGTGGATTGTGACAAACCACCATATGTAACAGATGTAGATCAGAAGACAAAAGGTCTTGTGAATCTTAGAGAATAGATAGATTTGACGGAGCAGAAATGCTTCTTTTTTTGTGCTTGAAAATGGGAGGTGAGAGGATAAATGGCAAGCAGAATACAGGGTATTACCGTGGAAATCGGTGGCGATACCACGAAACTTACAACAGCATTAAAGGGTGTAAACAGTGAAATCCGTAATACCCAGTCACAGCTTCGTGATGTGGAGAAGTTGCTGAAATTAGATCCGGGCAATACGGAACTCTTATCCCAGAAGCAGAGATTACTGAATGAAGAGGTTCAGGCGACAAAGGAAAAACTGGAAGCCTTAAAGACTGCCAGTGAACAGGCCAATGCCGCATTAGAACAGGGAACAATAAGCAAAGACCAGTACGATGCACTCCAGAGGGAAATCATTGCCACAGAGCAAGCACTGGAAGATTTGGAAGAACAGGCAGAGCAGTCAGCGGTGGCATTACAGAAGATTGCCAATGCCGGAGAGTCTTTGAAGTCTGCCGGGGATAAGGTCACGGATGTGGGTAAGAAGATGTCCGTTGTATCCGCCGGTATTGTGGCAGCGGGTACAGCCAGTACAAAGGCGGCACTGGATTTTGAGGATGCAATGGCAAAGGTATCTACCATTGCGGATGCTACGGAAGTTCCGATTGATGAACTGGAAAAGGCTATCTTGGATTTGTCCAACCAGACCGGTATCAGTTCCACGGAGATTGCGGATAACGTGTACAATGCCATTTCCGCAGGACAGTCCACAGGGGATGCGGTCAATTTTGTTTCCAATTCTACCAAACTTGCGAAAGCCGGTTTTGCAGAAGCGGGAGATGCGCTGGATATTCTGACCACCATTTTGAATGCCTATGGCATGGAGGCAAGTGAGGTAACCAATGTGTCTGATATGCTTATCCAGACACAGAACTTAGGTAAGACTACGGTTGCGGAATTATCTGCTGCAATGGGTAAGGTCATTCCGACTGCCAATGCCTATGGGGTACAGTTAGACCAGCTTTGTGCCGGTTATGCCATTATGACTGCAAACGGTGTTGCCACGGCAGAATCCACAACCTATATGAACTCCATGCTGAATGAACTTGGGAAGTCTGGTACAAAAGTATCGGATATTCTGAAAGAGAAGACAGGAAGTTCTTTTGCAGAATTGATGAACAGCGGTTACAGCTTATCAGACTGCTTGGCAATCATTGGGGATGCGGCTACGGAACAGGGGCTTGCCTTTGGTGATATGTGGTCAAGTTCCGAGGCGGCAAAAGCAGGTCTTATCTTACTGGGAGACAGTGCAGAAACCTTTAATGGAACTTTGGCTGAAATGCAGAACAGTACCGGTGCAACGGATACCGCATTTGAGAAATTAAAGACCAATTCCTATACCATTCAGGTGGCAATCAATCAGCTTAAGAATACGGCGATTGAGTTGGGGAATGCGATTATGTCGGTGCTGGCACCGCTTCTGATGTCTCTGGCAGAAACGATTTCCAAACTGACCGCATGGTTTTCCGGACTGAGTGATGGAACAAAGCGGTTCATTGTCATCATAGGAATGATGGTTGCGGCGGTTGGTCCCGTACTGATTATTGTGGGCAAGATTATGAGTGCAGTTGGTACGATCATGACGGTGGTACCGAAACTTGCCGGAGTGATCAATACAGTAAAGACAGCTTTTGCAGCACTCAACACAACCATGCTTGCCAATCCGATATTCCTGATTATTGCATCCATTACCGCACTGGTAGCGGCTTTTATTTATCTGTGGAATACCAATGAGGATTTCAGGCAGTTTTGGATTGATTTGTGGGAGAACATCAAAGAGGTTGCCATTGCGGTGTGGACTGCGATTAAAGAGTTTTTTGTCTCTGCATGGGAAGCAATCAGCAATGCCGCCCAGACCATTTGGAACGGAATCAAGAATTTCTTCTCTGCAATCTGGGAGGGCATCAAAACCATATTTACCACAGTGCTGAATGTGATCAGTACGATAGTGACCACTTATTTCAATATCTATAAAACGATTGTGACAACCGTGTTCAATGCCATCAAAACCGTAATTACTACGGTTCTGAATGCAATAAAGACGGTCATCACAACGGTATGGAATACGATTAAGAATGTGTTTACTACGGTATTGAACACCATCAAGTCAGTGGTTTCCGGTGCATTCAATTCTATGTGGAATGGAATTAAAAATACAGTGTCGAAGATTGTCGAAAGCATCAAGACAGGATTTAACAATGCTGTCAGCTTCATCAAGAATCTGGCATCTTCCGCATTCCAGTGGGGAGCAGATATTATTCAGGGTATTGTGAATGGTATTAAGAGTTGCATTGGAAAGGTAAAAGATGCGGTAACGAATGTGGCGGAAACAATCCGTTCTTTCTTGCATTTCTCTGTTCCGGATAAAGGACCACTTACAGATTATGAAAGTTGGATGCCTGACTTTATGAGTGGTCTGGCAAAGGGAATTGAACAGAGTAAAAATATGGTAGCAAAAGCTGTGGAGGGTGTTGCATCAGACATGGTTATCAGCCCACAGATGGCGGTAGCCGGATATGGCGCAGATATGAACATGAAAGCGACATCAGCAACAGAAAGCATTAGTGGAATCACATCTGCCATTACTGAGGCACTTAGCCAGATGAATGGACAGAATGGAGACATTGTAATTCCAATCTATCTGGGCGGAACCATGCTTGATGAAGTAATTGTGGATGCCCAGCAGAGAATGAATTTAAGAAGTGGAGGAAGATAAGATGGCATTTTTTGAATACTTGAAATTTGACGGAACTGTCCTTCCTCTGCCGGATTCTTATGATGTGTCTTTGTCGGCGGTGGAAGCAGACAGCAGTGGGGAGACAGAAGCGGGAACCACACAGAGGGATGTTGTCCGTCAGGGTGTGGTGAACATTTCTGTCTCTTTTTCTGTGACAGCCAAATGGCTGAAAGCACTGACTGCCTATTCCAAACAGGATAAGTTGTCGGTGGACTATTTTGATACAGAGACAGCAGACATGAAGAATACAGAGATGTATGTTGAGGGATTTAAGGCAAAATTGGAAAAGGATACATCCTACAGGGGATTGTGGACGGTATCCTTTACCTTGAAAGAATTATAGGAAGGCGGTGTTTGAATGTACCCAGTAAGTGAAGCGTTCCTGTCAGCGGTACAGGAGAACACAAGGAGATATTACTGGACGGGAAAGATTACCACGAAAGCTGGCGTGGTACATGAGTTTTCCGAAAAAGAGATTGTAAAAGGAAGCGGATATATTTCTGCTCAGTGCTGTGGCAGTACGGAAATGGAACTTGGTACGGTGTATGCATCGGAAATGGGGATTACCTTATTTTTGGATGTGGACAGGTACACATTGGAAGATGCATTGGTGGAATTGTTCTATCATTTGGAATTGAATGATGGCACATGGGAAGAAGTACCGATGGGGATTTTTGAAATCAGTGAAGCAAACCGGAAAATCAAGTGTCTGGAGATAAAGGCGTATGATTACATGCTCCGATTTGATGAGACATTCAATGGTTTTGAGACGGTTGGCAACGCTTATGATTTTATGGAACTTTGCAGTAAAGCGTGTCATGTGGAACTTGCCCAGACAAGGGAAGAAATAGAAGCAATGCCGAATGGAGCAGAGGTGCTTTCTGTTTATACGGAAAACGACATTGAAACTTACCGTGACATGCTCTATTACATTGGACAGGTGCTTGGTGGATTTTTCTGTATCAACAGATTTGGGAAACTGGAACTACGAAAGTACGGTGCGGAGCCGGTCATGGAGATTGGCAGCAGACACAGATTCACTTCCAGTTTTTCTGATTTCATTACCAGATATACAGCGGTAAGTTCCACGAATTTAAAAACGGAGATGGCAGAGTATTATGCACTGGAGCCGGATGATGGTCTTACCATGAATCTGGGGACAAATCCTCTGTTACAGTTTGGTGTGGATGAGACCAGAAAGGAACTTTGCACCAATATCCTGAATGACCTTGCAGTTATCAATTATGTGCCATTTGATTCAGAAACCATTGGCAATCCGGCATTAGACCTTGGGGATGTACTGAAATTTTCAGGAGGTCATGCAGACGGGGCAGAGTTATCTGCGGTGATGTCCATGCAGATAAAGATTGGTGGGAAACAGACACTAAAAGGTGTCGGCAAAAATCCGAGACTGGCAAGGGCAAAGAGTAAGAATGACAAGAATATTTCCGGACTTCTGAATCAGATTGAAGAAAACAAGACAGCGGGGAAGATTGGCATCCATACTTTTACCAATGCCAGTGCTTTTTCCATTTTGGATACAGATACAAAGATTATTTCCATTGAATTTGCCACCAGTGAGGAAGTCATGGCACAGTTCTTTGGGTCGGTAATTGTGGATGTGAAAGCAGATCCTGTGGAAAAAAGCGTGACAGCAAAGACCAGTCTGGTGATACCGGCTGTGGATGTAACAGCAGTTGTTACACAGACCGAGGGCGAAGAAACAGAAGAGGGTACAACGGAAGAAGGTACAGAGCCAGATGTGATTGGAAACACGAAAGAGCAGACAATAGAATTGGAAGTGCCTGTGGCATGGAATGAGGATGGTATGGCAGTTGCCCATTTTATATTTGAGTTCAATGATGTGGTTATTGACATCCATCAGCCGAAAGAAACCTGGCATTCCGGCAGACACACCATCATGTTATATTATCCCATTGACCATGTGATTGCCAATTACAGGAATATTTTTAATGTTTACATGAGGATGGAAGGCGGCACCGGGAACGTGGAGACAGGAAATTGTCTGGCAGCCATTACCGGACAGTCTATGGGAGCCGGAGAAGCATGGGATGGAGAAATCAGGATTGAAGAAAAGATTACTGCATTTTCTGTGGGAACGGTTACAAAGGCAGTTGGTCTTAGCGATAGTGTCAGCTTCAAGATTGATGAAACTATGAGAAGGGCATACGCAGATGTGCTTACGGAAAGAATTAAAATCGGTGCTTTTGCAATGCCGATAGAAACGGAGGGCTAAATGAAGTTAAAAGGAACTATGGTATTGGAACTGACCGATACGAATACAGGAGAAGTGGAGCGTGTGGAAGAAACCAACATGCTTACCAATGCGGTAAACCATATTTTGGGGTTAAACCCGATGGGGATTTTTTATGCCGCCAGTGGTGAATATGATGAACATGTGCTGTGGAATGATGTACTTCTGCCGATCTGTCCGAACATGATCGGCGGCATTCTTCTTTATTCCGAAAGACTGGAGGAAGATGTGGAAAATATTTATCCGTCCACAGCAAAGCTGCCGGTGGCATATGCCAGTAATGATGTCAATGCGACTGCCAGTGTGGCAAGGGGCAGCATGAACCTGACGGAGAGTAAGGTGCTGGATAACGGGTATCGTTTTGTCTGGGAGTTTACACCGAGTCAGGGAAATGGAACGATTGTAGCGGTGGCACTGACTTCTGCCCTGGGTGGAAAGAATGTCTATGGAGATCTGGAAGGCTCGGCAGATGCATTTCTTGTGCTTAAGAGGGTAACACTGGATGCTATGGAAAAAGAAGAAATGGCAAGTATCTACAGTGCCGTGGAGGTGGATTTTGAAAATAATGTAATGTACAGTATCCGTTTTCAGGATGCATCCGTCATTGTCCGTAAGAAAAAACTTCCGGTGTTTACGTTGGGCATCAATGACAGGCTGAATGACATGACCTGTACGCTGATTGAAGAAAAGGTTATTACTTGTAAGACCTTTGCTTTTCTTGGAACTTATACTCCATACGGAAATTTCTTTGATGGTCATGACGGATACTGGTATGGATTTGCCAATCAGGGTAATTCTTCCGGTGATGCTACCATGTACTGGATTAAGATTAAAAAAGATGATTATTCCATTACGGAAAGTGTATGGACATTATCCAATGCACACTTACAGGCTGTGGGAAGTTTTAAGGTGGATACTTATGTGGAAAGGACAAACAGGGGTGTCATCCGAAATGGTTATCTGTATGTTCCGGCTTATGAACTTACCGGAATTTATAAGATCAATCTGAATAATTCAGCGGATGTGACTTTTATTGATTTTGGTTTTACATCAGCCGGGACAGCGTTGTCCGGTTCCAGTACCGCTGCAACATATATTGTATTGGTAAATGACCTGATTATCGGTTGGGATTATCAGATTAAGCCGGATGATACAGTGATACAGACAGCCGGAAGTAAGAGATTTCTTTATGCTGGAACGCCGTTGTTCCAGTATAAGGAATTTGTGACTACATGGGGCGGAAACTATGGTTCAGACTACCACAGTACATTTCTGGTGACTCCATATCTGGCAAGTATCAATAATCTGGATTCGGCGGTCATCAAAAATACGGATAAGACAATGAAGATTACCTATGAATTGACAGAGGTAACAGAATAATTTAATCACAGGGAGCTTTGGTAATGGTGCTAAAGCTCCTTTTCATATGCACAAAAAAGAAAGCGAGGTAAAAGGATATGAAAGAATTTTGGAATGTGATTCAGATGGTGTTCACTGCGGTGGGCGGATGGCTCGGCTATTTTCTGGGCGGTTATGATGGTCTGTTGTATGCACTGGTTGTGTTTATGGTGGCGGACTATATCACAGGTGTCATGTGTGCAGTTTCCGATAAGAAGCTGTCCAGTGCTGTGGGATTCAAGGGTATCTGCAGGAAGGTACTGATTTTGATGTTAGTAGGCATTGCAAATCTTCTGGATGTGGAGGTCATTGGAACAGGTGCAGTATTAAGGACTGCGGTTATTTTCTTCTATCTGTCCAATGAAGGTGTGTCCTTACTGGAAAATGCGGCACATCTTGGCTTGCCGATTCCGGAGAAGTTAAAGGCAATCCTGGCACAGCTCCATGACAGAGCAGAAGGGGATGGTGATGATAATGAAATTGGTTAAGAGTTTGCTGACAAGTAATCCGTGCTATAAAGCCGGAAAGAAGATTACAGTAAAGGGGCTTATGCTCCACAGCGTAGGGTGTCCTCAGCCGAGGGCATCCGTTTTTATTAACAGTTGGAATAGGGCAGATTATGACAATGCTTGTGTTCATGCATTCATTGATGGCAATGATGGAATTGTGTATCAGACCCTACCGTGGAATCACAGGGGTTGGCATGGTGGTGGTGCGTGCAACAATACCCATATCGGCGTGGAAATGTGCGAACCGGCTTGTATCAAATATACCAACGGTTCAACATTTACCTGTTCCGACAAGGAGACTGCAAGGGCGGTTGCAAAGAGGACTTATGAAGCGGCTGTGGAACTGTTTGCCATGCTTTGTAAGGAGTATGACCTCAATCCTCTGGCAGATGGTGTTATCATCAGCCATGCAGAAGGCCATAAACGTGGGATTGCAAGTAATCATGGAGACCCAGAACATCTGTGGAGACAGCTTGGTATGGGATATACTATGGATGGATTCCGTAAGGATGTAAAAACTACCATGAAAGAAAAAGTGTTAGGAACACAGGCAACAGTATTTGCAAATCTTTCTGAAAAAGAAGTGATTGCAAAGGTAGGGGCACTGTTTACCGCTGATCAGAAGAAAAGCGGTATTTTGGCATCTGTTTCTCTTGCTCAGTTCATCTTGGAAAGCGGATACGGCAAAAGTGAACTTGCCCAGAGTGCCAATAACTGTTTTGGCATGAAAAAATCTTTGTCCGGCAATACATGGAGTGGTTCAGTGTGGGATGGAAAGTCTGTGTACACAAAGCAGACGAAAGAGCAGAATCCGGATGGTTCTTATGAAACTATCACAGCAGATTTCCGTAAATATGCATGCGTGGAGGATTCCATTGCAGACCACAGTGCTTATTTGCTTGGTGCCATGAATGGCAGTAAAAAGAGGTATGAGGGCATTGCCGGAATGACGGATTATAAGAAGGTTGTGCAGCTTATCAAGGATGGAGGGTATGCAACAAGCCTTACTTATGTGGAGAAACTGTGTTCCATTATCGAGAAGTGGAATCTGACACAGTATGATGTGAAAGAGACTGCTGCAGAACCGGAAAAGTGGTACAGAGTCCGTAAAACATGGGCAGATGCAAAGAGCCAGAAGGGTGCCTATAAAGTGCTGAAGAATGCGAAAGCATGTGCAGATAAGAATGATGGATATTCTGTTTATGACTGGAATGGCAATGTGGTGTATGCACCATCAAAAACATCCGAGCCGGAGCAGAAAAAGGTTTCTTACCGTGTGCGTGTCAGCATCAAGAATCTGAATATCAGAAAAGGTCCTGGTACTCATTTTGCAAAGACGGGAGCATATACTGGAGTGGGTGTGTTTACTATTGTTGCAGAGAGTGTAGGGCTTGGTTCTGAAAAAGGATGGGGCAAGCTGAAAAGTGGTGCTGGATGGATTAGTTTGGACTATGCGAAGAGAATTTAAGATGTTGTGGATTGACCTGTGGGTGCTGTTATGGTGCTCATAGGTCTTTTTTTATTTCCAAAGGGCAAAATTTGCCCATTGGATTGCCCTTTGAAATTCCAGAGGGTTAATTTGATACTTTGAAAAAATGTGGAAGAGTATTATAATAAAGAAGAATACTATATGGAAGAATGTGAGATAGATATGAAAGTTGATATTTTAGACATACATAAGGCGTGTTTGGATTTGTTGTTGGAATGCCAGTTAAAAGATGATAATTTCTATTTTGTGCCTCGCAAGATCAATAATAAGAATAGGTTAGAACAAGGAATGTACTTCCGGGGAAATGAGAATTATTTAGTTCTTTCATTTTGGGATAGTGCGGACACAAAGGAATTTATCTATAACATTAACTGGAGTTGTGATACTGATGGAGTATCTTCTATTGAATTGTCTTGCAGAGATAATGATGACGCACTTCCATATGTGATTGCAATAAAGGAGTTAATAGAATTATCTGGGAAAAAATTCAAGGAAACAAAGAAAAATAGATGGAGATATTTTTACCCAGAAAAAGAACATTACCTTGATACTCTTCAAGATTTTATTGCTCATGAGAAAGCTATAATTGATGACTATTTGAAAAAGCACCCAGAAAGTGGTATTCCTCTTGCAAGTAGTGATACTAATGATAAATATGTAAAAACGCTTCCGTGTTATACGCAGTACATGGATAGTGTCAAAAAAGCTAAGAAGACAGGCAGTGTTAAAGTTAAAGCATCGGAGTATATAATGTCATTGCAGCACAACGAACTGTCAAATGCAATGGTAGAATATCTTCAAAAGAATGGATATAAGAATGTCAAGGCTGAAGAAAATTTTGTTGATATCAAGTGTATCGATCCTGCAGGAAAAATGATATTTTTTGAGTTGAAGACTGCCCAGACAGTAAAGTCTGCCATCAGAGAAGCCCTTGGTCAGTTGTTGGAATATAATCATTACCCTAATACAAAGAAAGCAGATAAACTGATAATAGTAACAAAGCATGAACCGGAGAAATCTGATGTTCAGTATTTGCTGGGACTTAGGATGGTGTACAATATTCCTGTCTATTATCAGTATTTTGACATGGGTAAAAAAGAATTATCGAAAGAGTATTAGTAAATAATGAAAAGGTGGAAAACTTATGAACGAATTTCATAAATCATCATCTCATATACAGATTCAGGCCGAAGAATTGATATTTGGAGAGGTTGAAAAGCTTCTTGATATAAAACTGGATAAGAACCCAAAAATCTATTTGGCGGATAATGCATTTACTTATATTCAACCAGATTTTTATTCCGAAAAGGAAAATGTTATAGGAGAAATCTTCGCACATATAGGAAAGCCTAAAAAAGCTCAAGATAACAAGATTGCTAATGATGTTCTAAAAATGCTCTTGTTAGAAAAAATAACAGGAAAGAACTTTAGGAAAATCATTGCAGTATGTGATGTTTCCGAAAAGAAAAAGCTACAAGGTCAATCTGTTCTGGCCGAAAGCATTCGTCGGTTTGATATTGAAATCATACACATTGAGATTGACGACGACCTGAGAAAACAAATTGTAGAAGCCCAAGAACTACAAAAAATGATAAATGCATAATTCAGAATATAATGAAGAATATTAGCGTGAACCGATTGGTGTAATAGCCAGTCGGTTTATTTTTTTATATGAGGTTAAAATCCACATCATTTTCTTTGCCTGTGACATAGGAGGGAATCCCTCACTATGTTTTGGGAGGTGCGGTATGAGCAACCATGATAATGCAAGTATCAGTCAGGAAGAAATTGATAGAACAGCACGTATCAATATGGAAGTGTGCGCTACTTTTGTGGCAAGGATGATTCAAAAATATGGGCATGAAGTGTTGGCGGAGATCGAGGAAATGAAGTCAAAAGAGAATACGAATGAGCAGTGAGATGAGCCGGTTGCATTTTTTTGTAATCGGCTCATTTTACCCGCTGACGCAATCGAAAAAGTGCGTTATATTTTAGATCCAAACATGAAAGACGAACAATCATTGAGCAACCGAAAAGGGGGATATGATGAGAAAGAAAAAATGTTATATATACACCAGAGTATCCACGATGGCTCAGACAGAGGGTTACAGTTTGGAAGCACAAGTCGAAAGGCTCCGTGAATACGCTGAATATAGAAATTTGCAGATTGTTGGTGAATACTGTGACGCGGGTAAATCCGGAAAAAGCATAAAAGGAAGACCGGCTTTTCAGGAGATGATGGATGACATTGTAAATGGGAAAGATGATGTTTCCTATGTGTTGGTATTCAAGTTATCCAGATTCGGAAGAAACGCTGCAGACGTTCTTAAATCCATGCAGTTACTGAATGATTATGATGTGGATTTGGTATGTGTGGATGATGCGATAGATAGTTCCACACAGGGCGGAAGACTCACTCTGGCGATTCTCTCAGCCGTAGCCGAAATTGAGAGAGAAAACATAACCGTTCAGTTCAATGCCGGTAGGATGCAGAAAGTTTTGGAAGGTGGATGGCCTGGTGGACCAGTTCCGTATGGGTATAGAAACATCAAAAAACAGATGCAGATTGAACCCACGGAAGCGGAGTTGGTTAAGAAAATGTTTGAAGCATTTCTTATAGATGGAATGACAACCACATCCGTAGCGGCTTATATGAATGAACAAGGATACCGCAGAGTGATTAAAGGCGAAGAAAGACCATTTACCTATGACTTTGTTGCAAATGCGTTGGAGAATCCGTTTTATTGTGGAAAGATTCTGTACGGGAAACGAAGTAAGAAAAAAGATGTCATGGTCATACAGGGGATTCATGAACCGATTGTAGATGAAGATTTATGGAAACAAGTGCAAGCGAAAAGAAAAGAATTATCTGTGAAATGGCAAAAGGTAGATGATCCTGAGCGAATCAGCATACTATCCGGTTTGGTTAAATGCCCGCTGTGTGGCAAAGGCATGATTGCAACAAAGAATAAGCATGTGAATAAGAACAGAGGTGGTCATTATAAAACCATTCATTATTATTCATGTAGGAATCATCGTAAATCCAGTGGTCGTGAATGTTCTTTTACTCGCCAACTTAATCAGTCAAAGATTGATTCCAGTGTGTTTGAAATCTTTTCTGGGATTACAGCGTTGCCGGAATACCATGAGATGATTGCGAATGTGCTAGGGAATCAGCCTTCTGTGGAACTATTGGAAAACGAATTGAAAGCCCTGAGGAAACAGCTTAGAAGTTATGAAACCCAGAAACGAAAACTGGGAGAGGAGTTGGATGGGCTTGATATTCTGGATGATGATTATGATGAAAACTACGATAGGATACAGTCTGAGATGGATGAAATCTATGACAGAATGGATGATGCAGAATCTGCTATATCGAAGATAAAAAAGAAACTGTCTGCGACTAAGAATGGAATCCGTTCTATTGAAAAGGTCAAGGAGTTGGTGGAACATATGCAGTTGCTCTTTCCTAAAATGACCTGTGACGAGCAAAAGGAGATGTACCGATTGTTCATTGAACGAATAGACATTTATCCGGAAGAACAAGATAATGGGAAGCTGATAAAAAGTATCACCTTTAAGTTTCCTGTTTATTATGAAGATTATGAGACAGTACCTACTAAAACACCGGATGATCAGATTGGATTTGTATTAGATTGCAGTACATTAGGTCTGACGGTGGCAGAGGCAAAAGCAACATATGCAGAGATTAAAGCATATGTGAAAGAAAAGTATGGTGCTCCTGTTCATTCGTTATATATTGCTCAGATTAAAAAGAAATATGGTTTGGACATGGGGGTAAATTACAACCTATCCAAAAAGGAAAATGCAAGAGTTCCGACCTGTCCTAAAGAGAAAGAGGCGTACATTGTGGATGCATTGAAACATTTTAGGATGTTGGACATGTCGGTGGAAATGGAGGCGTAGGAAGTGAAAAGTAAAAGATTAAAATGTTATATATACATCAGAGTATCAACCGCAATGCAGGTAGATGGATACAGTTTGGAAGCCCAGAATGATAGACTTACAAAATATGCAGAATTTCAGGGGATGGAAGTTGTTAAGGTTTATTGCGATGCTGGTAAATCCGGAAAGAACATTACAGGCAGACCGGAGTTCACACAGATGCTTCAGGATGTGGCGGATGGAAAAGATGGTGTTGATTACATTCTGGTATTCAAGTTATCGCGTTTTGGAAGAAATGCTGCTGATGTATTAAATTCATTGCAATACATACAAGATTTTGGTGTAAACCTTATCTGTGTGGAAGATGGAATTGATTCATCAAAGGACTCTGGAAAACTTACCATCACGGTATTATCTGCTGTTGCAGAAATTGAGCGTGAGAACATTCTGGTTCAGACAATGGAAGGAAGAAAGCAGAAAGCCAGAGAGGGAAAATGGAATGGTGGTCAGGCACCATTTGGGTACACACTGGATTCTAAGAACAGCACTCTGATTGTGAACCCGGAAGAAGCTGAATTGGTAAAACTCATTTATGAGAAATATGTATATGAAGACATGGGATTGGATACAATAGCAAACTTCCTGAATGACCGTGGTTATAAAAAGAAGAAGACCAGAAGACGTGAATTGGATTATTTTACAAGGGGAACAGTAAAGAACATTCTGGACAATCCGGTATATGCGGGTAAAATCGCATACGGGAAAAATGTTACCGAAAAGGTCAAGGGTACCAGAGACCAGTTCCGAAGAGTTAAGAGCGACGAATATCTTTTGGTAGATGGTCTCCATGATGCCATCATTGATGAAGAATTGTGGATGCAGACCAAAGCCAAAAGAAAAATAACCGGGGTAAAATGGAACAAGACACATAGTCTGGAGCATGAACACATTTTATCTGGCATTATAAAATGTCCGATATGTGGACATGGTCTGAGTGGTACGGTAAGACGTCGCAAGAATAAGAAAACCGGAGACTATGTGGATGATTTCTATTATCGCTGTCAACACAGACACAAGATTGATGACGAGCATTTTTGTAATTTTCAACCGTCTCTTAATCAGAATGATTTTAACCGTGAAGTGGAGCAAGTGATTCTGGATATGGTAAACCATGAGAGCTTCCGTCAATTTGTTATGGAGAAGGTTAATACAAAAGTTGATGTAAGTGCTCTGGAAGAAGAACGTGAGAGAATCAGAAAGTTGCTCAGACAGGTAATGGGGGCGAAAACAAAGCTCACAGACATGCTTGATAAACTGGATGTAATGGATAAGCATTATGACCGAAAGTATCAGGACATGCATGACAGACTGGATAATCTGTATGATAAGATTTCCGAATATGAAGACAGCATTGCAGATATCACAGCGAGAATTGAAGCTGTATATGGAAATCAGATTACCGGAAAGCAGATATATGACATTCTGGTACATTTTGAAATGATGTATTATAAAATGACGGACCTTGAAAAGAAAGAGTTTATGAAAGACTTCATAAACAGTATAGAACTTTATCCAGAAAAGATGTATAATGGAAGCATCGTGAAACAGATAAATTTTAAGTTCGGTGTTTATTATGAAGGGCAAGAAACTATGGATATTCGGTTGCTCAACGAAAAAACAGTCGAGACTGTCGCATTGCTTTCCAAACAGAAAT